GGCCGGCGCCGCCGACTAATGCGAAGTCGCTTGAGCAGCATTTACGGGATGGCACGTTTGTTCCGTCTAGGCATCAGCATCTTCTTGAGGCTGTTGATGGGACTGTTGCTCAGTGGCAGGCTAGGTCTGTTCGTCAGGGCGGGTCGATGTTGCCTGCTGAGCATTTTGAGGCTTGGTGCCGTCAGTACATTAAGCACACTGTTGGCCGTTGGTTTGGCGAGCCGTTTACGCTCGAGCCGTGGCAGCGTACCCTTGTTGCTGAGCTGTTGGCTGTTGATAAGGATGGCCGCAGGAAGACTCGGCAGGCTTTGGTTGGGTTGCCGCGTAAGAATGGCAAGTCGAGCTTGTTGAGTGCGTTGGCTTTGTATTTTGCTTCGATTGAGGGTGAGCATGCCCCTGACGTGATTGTTGCTGCTGGTTCGCGTGAGCAGGCTGCGGTTGTGTTTGATCAGGCTAGGGCGTTTGCGGGTTCTGACCCGATTATTGACTTGTGGTTCGATCAGCAGCGTTTTGTCATGAAGTGCGCTGAATCCGATGGCCTTATTCGCCGGATTGCAGCTGACGGCAAGTTGCAGCACGGTTTGAACCCTTCGACTGTGATTGTGGATGAGCTGCACAGTTTCAGCACGCCGCGGCAGGTTGAGTTGTGGGCTGCGATGCAAACCGCGACTGGGGCCCGTGAACTTCCGTTCACTTGCAGCATTACTACTGCTGGTTATGACAAGACCACGATTCTTGGGCAGCTGTTTAAGGCGGCGATCGACTTGCCGCAGCTTGAGGCCCGCGAAGACGGCTCGCTCCTTGTTGCCCGTGATTCCGATTCGGGATTCCTGTTCTGGTGGTACAACGTCGCTGAGGGCACTGACATTGAAGACGAGGCTGCGTGGATGCGCGCTAATCCTGCGTCTTGGGTGACGGCTGACACTCTTAGGCAGCAGCTTGAGTCGCCGTCAATGGATGAGAACACCTTTAGGCGCCTGCATCTTAATCAGTGGACTGTGACGCGCACGGCCTGGCTGCCCGCTGGCTGCTGGGACGGCATGCTTGACGCATCCGCAACACCTGAGCTTGGGCAAACGATCTATGTTGGCGTTGACGTTGGCTTGGTTCACGATTGCACGGCTGTGTCGATCGCGTGGGTGCGTGACAACACGGTGTGCGTTCAGTCGCATGTTTTTAGTGCTGTGGCTGATGTGCCGGCGCATGAGTATTACGACACGGGGCGCATTGACCTTGAGGACGTTGAAAGTTACATTCGTGAGCTCGCAGACAAGTACCACATTGCTGAGCTTGTCTTCGACCCGCGGTTCTTTGAGCGCAGCGCGCAGTCGTTAAGCGCCGAGGGCTTGACGGTCGCGCCGCTGCACCAGTCGAGCGCAGCTATGTCTGATGCTTACCAAGAGTTTTACGCGAGCGCGCGTGAAGGCCGGATTAGGCATGACGGCGATCCCGTCCTCGCTGAGCACGTGGCGGCGACCGCAGCGAAGCAAACACCGCGCGGTTGGAAGATCAGCAAGATTGATCAATCGAAACGAATTGACGCGTGTGTTGCAACGGTGATGGCTCACTGGCGTGCGTGGCGGTCCGTGGCCGAGGGCGGCGATGAGGGCTTTCTGCTGTGAAAATTGTTTGCTGTTTGTCTTGGTATGACGAAAGCCCCGCTTGGCTTGCCACTGTTGTTGCTGCAGCTGCTAGGGCTGGTTGCAATCACATCGTTGCCGTAGACGGGCCGTACGCTTTGTTGACGGCTACGGGTCGCAGTAGTGGCGTGCTGCAGCAGGATGCCGTTACGCATGCCGCACACGTCGCTGGTATCGGGTTGACGCTGCATGTGCCTGACTCACCTTTCGGGGGCAATGAGGTTCAGAAACGCAGTTTGATGTTTCGGTTGGCTCAGCAGATCACAACCGAAGACGATTGGCTGTGGGTGCTGGACGCTGACTGCTTTGTAACGAAAGCTGTTGATCTTCGTCGCCGGCTAGAACAAACCGACTTGAATGCCGCTGAAGTAATGGTTTGCAATAGCAGTGATCCGCAAGTCATCAAGGTCAGTAAGCATAAGCAGCCAATTAGGTTGCTTTACAGGGCGATGCGGGGTCTTGAGGTTGCGGGCGCGCACTACTTCTACCGCTATCCCGTTGCTGATGGGTTTAGTTACCTGTGGGGCCAGCCGCCGCTTGAGCCCGCGCTTGAACTGCATGATGTTGAGGTTGAGCACTGGAGTGAGCAGCGCGATGAGCTACGTAAGGCTGAGCAGCAGACTTACTACCACCGCCGTAGCGAAGTTGGTGCTGAGCGGTTGCATGAAACTTGGGTTGAGGGCGTTGATGGGCAACCAGTCAAACTTAGGGGGTAACGCATGCCAGTTTGGTGCTTAAAGATTGCGTGGCGCATTAGGGGCCGCCGGTTGGTGCGTATTCATCAGAAGGACGGGTTGCCGAGCGTTGAGGGCGTCCTGGTTGGTGTTGCCGCTAAGCGTTACATTGTTTTGAGTGCAGTGATGCTTGGGGATGGTGGCGCGACTGAGTTGGCGGGCCATGTTGAGATTCCTAAGGAGAACGTGATGCTTGTGCAGGTACTACCGTGAGATTGTTGAATCGTGCTGGCCGTGACGTGAGCATCAGAACGTTTGGTGTTGATACGAGCGTGGCGCCAGGACCACTCGACATTGGTTCAGCACGCGTTGACGCTTCGCCTGTGCAAAGCATTGGCCTCCCAGCTGTTATGGCCGCTGTGCGCCTTGTTGCTGATTCTATTGCCGCTATGCCCGTCAAGGTTTACGATCGTGCCGGCGCGCTCGATCGACAACTAGCTGACACAACGCAGCAATACAAGCTGCTGCACAACAGCCCAAACCTTGAGCAGTCCGCCTTCGAGTTTATTCAGGACGTTGTTTCAAGCGTTGAGTGCTTTGGTAACGCTTTTGTGCTAAAGACAATCGCGCAGGGGCAGGTGCAGGAGCTTCGTGTCCTTTCGGCTAGTCGCGTGACAGTTAAGGCTGACTCAAAGGGGCAGCTCACGTTTGAGATTCAGGACGGCGCTGACACGAAGACCCTTACGAGCCGTGAGATTCTTCATGTTCGCGGCCTTGCTCCGTTTGGTGGCGCGTCGGGGGTAAGCCCGCTCACCTTGCATCGCTCGACGCTGGGTAACAGTGTTGCGGTTCAATCGTTTGCTGGCCGCTACTTCGCTAACGATGCAACACCTGGCCTCGTTTTGAAGATGCCACAGAACCTTAATGCGCAGCAGGCCGAGGAAATTGGTAATCAGTGGAATCAAGCGCACCGCGGGCTCGTTAACGCTCGTAAGACGGCTGTGCTCGGTGGCGGCGCTGACTTGCAGGTTTTGCCGGTGAGCATGGTTGACGCGCAGTTTGCTGAGATGGCAAAACTTGGTATTGAGGACGTTGCCCGCATCTTTGGCGTGCCCGCGGAGCTTATTACTGGCGCGGCTGTCACTGATCCGCAAAAGACGGCTGAGCACTTCCTAAAGTTTTGCTTGGCGCCGCGTCTTCGTCGCATCGAGGCAGCTTTTGCCCGCGATACTGACCTGTTCCCTGAGCAGCTAACGCTTTATCCCGAGTTTAATGCTGACGCACTGTTGAGGCCGGCGACACGTGAGCGCTACGAGGCTTACAGGGCCGCAAGGCAGGCGGGTTGGCTAAGCCCTAACGAGATCAGGGCCCTTGAGAACTATCCGCCGACGCCTGGTGGCGAAGAAATCCAAATGACACCTGTTGGCGGCGCACCTAACCCAACTGATGGCTGATCTAACACCTAACGCTGGGATGGCGGCAGCTGCGCAGCAAGGACTTGACTGGCGCGCCGAGGGCTTAGGTGGCGACGGGCTTGTTGAAGCAACAATTATTGACGCTAGAAAAATGGCGAACCGTGAGCCACTTTCGGAATCCAAGGTGCGGCGTATGCCCGCTTGGTTTGCTCGACACGCAGTTGACTTGGAGGCACCACAAAATGATCCTGACAACAAAGACTATCCTGGCGCCGGCCGTGTGGCGTGGCAACTTTGGGGCGGCGATGCTGGCCGCAGTTGGGCGGATGTAAAGGTGCGTCAACTAGACGAAGAACAACGCAACCTGCATTACGGCAACGATCACATCATTGCTGAAATCGACGACACGTTGCTAGACGGCACTGAGCCGATCGTTAAGACCATCAACTTCATTAACGCGCGTCCTGAGCCCGTGTGCATCGTGTCGGGCCGCCTCGAGGCTGAGCGCGCTGACACCGTTGCCGCTCTTGAAGCTGCCGGCGTTAATTACTACGAGCTGTACTTGAATGACACTGAAGCAGGCACGATCGAGTTCAAAACACTCGTTGCTGAAGCACTTATGAGCGAGTACAACATTGTGCTTGCTGTTGACAATGATGAGGCAGCTCGAGCGGCGTATCAGTCGCTTGGTATTGAAACTTTGGCGCCTGATGACATTCCTGACGCTGCGGGGGCAGCTGAAGAACAAGAAGAGGATGCAATGAATCCGTTTAGACACACTGCCCCCGTAAAACTTGAGGTTAGGGAATCAGCAATGGGTGCTGAGTACCTAACTGTCAGTGGTTACGCAGCCGTCTTTGATCAAATGAGCCATGACCTTGGCGGCTTCAGGGAGATCATTCAGCCAGGCGCGTTTGCTGACGTGCTGAGCGCGCAGCCCGACGTTCACCTAGTGATTGGTCACAACATGGACTTGCCGTTGGCGCGCACTCGCAATGGCACATTGGAGCTTGGTGAGGACATTCGTGGCCTAAAGATGTGGGCTCGTATCGACTCGCGTTTGAGCTATGCGAAGGACTTGGCTGTGCAGCTGAAGTCTGGGCTCGTTGATCAAATGAGTTTCGCTTTTACGATCCCTGAGGGCGGCGATACGTGGAGCGTTGATGACTCAGGCGCCGTTACGCGCACCGTCAACCGCATTGATGGCTTGTATGACGTGAGTGTTGTTGCTGCTGGTGCGTATCCGCAAACTGATGTGCAGGCTGTTCGCGCACTGTTGCGTGCCGCGGCTGACAAGGGCCTTATTCCTAACAATCTTTTGGACACTTCGCAACCGGAAACGGTTGGGGGTGATTCCGTCGAGCAACATGCTGGCGGGACCGTCGAACCAGATGTTGGCGGTCGGCAGGCTATCCAAAACCTGCAAGCAGCTAAAGCAAAAGCTAAAGCTGCCGTACATTCGCACATGAAAGGACTCTAATGAGTTCGATTGATGAACTAACTCGCGCGCACAACGTTGCCGTTGAGGAAATGCACGCCGCTGCTGCGGCTATTGAGACTGCTGACGAATCAGCCGATCTCGAAGCCCTACAGGGTGAGTTTGATGACAAGCTCGAAGTTGCTGAGCGCGCCGCTGGTGCTGTTGAGCAGCGTCAGGCACTGATTGAGGCCCGTGAGTCGATGACCGTTAAGCCGGTTGCTGACGTCAAGGTTGAAGTCATTAGCAACGAGCAGGTTTACCGGCCCGATCGCCCAGAGCGCTCGTACTTCCGCGACCTGTACCTGTCAAAGACGAAGGGTGATCGTGAAGCAACTGATCGCCTTCAAAGTCATGCACTGGCAACACGTGACATCAACACCACTGACACAAGTGGTGGCGATTTCGTGCCGCCAGCGTACCTTGTCAATGAGTACATTGCGAAGGCACGTGCCGGCCGTATTACTGCTGATCTGTGTTCGAAGTTCGCTCTGCCTGGTGGCACCGACTCGATCAACTTCCCAGCAATCACGACTGGTACCGCTAACGCGGCTCAGGCAACGCAGAACAATGCGCTGCAGGAAACTAACCTGGTAACGGCAACCGTCACGGCTCCGGTCACGACGATTGGTGGTATTCAGGATGTTTCGGTTCAGCTCGTAGAGCAGAGCCCGATTGCGTTCGATCAGGTTATTTTCGCTGATCTTGCCGCATCGCACGCGCAGGCTGTTGGTAACGCTGTCATTAACGGCACCGGCGCATCGGGAACCCTTGAAGGGTTTGTGAACGCTGACACCGTTAACACGATCACGTACACCGAGGCAAGCCCTACGGCTGCTAAGACGATCGCTAAGATAGCTGACGGCATTCAGCAGGTTGCATCAGCTCGCTTCCTGCCTGCCGACGCAATCGTCATGCACCCAAGGCGCTGGTATGCCTTGACTGCTGGTGTTGATGGTAACGAGCGTCCGCTTGTTGTTCCTACCGCTCAGGCGCAGAACACGTTTGGTACCTCAGGTGATGTTGTTGCTGAAGGGCCGGCCGGAAACATTCTCGGTCTGCCTGTGTACCTTGATCCGAACATCGCCACCACCTCTGGCGCTGGTACGGATCAGGACAAGATCATCATTTCGCGTTTCGCTGACGCTTACCTTTTCGAAGGTACGCCGAAGGCTGAAGTATTCCGCGAAACCCTCTCGGCTGAAGCGACAGTTCGTTTCCGCCTTTACAACTTCGTTGCGTTCACTGCCGAACGCTACGTCGGTGTAAACACGTCGATCGTGTCCGGTACGGGCCTGGTCGCACCTACGTTCGCTTAGTCGAATGTAGGACTGCGGCGCCCTGATTGCCACTACGTGGCATTGGGCTTAGGCAGGGTTTGATTCCCTGCCGCCGCTTGAAACATTGATTTAAGGAGCTGGGTATGAGCCAGATTGCCGCCCTCATTCGTGAACGCGCTGGCCTTGAGGCCCGTGGACTCGTTGACCGCGTTAAACAAATTGATGAGCAGCTGCGAGCGTTCGGCGCTAAGGGCGTTACGCCAGCGAAGCGTGCTGAGAAGCGTGTGCCTAACAAGGCGCGTAAGTAATGGCCGCGGGTGACCTATGTTCGCTTGCTGAAGCTAGGGCGTTCCTCGAGCTGCCAAATGCTGACACGGCGCGTGACAACCTAATTACTACGACGATCGCTGCGGTCAGTAAAGCTATTCAGCAGTACACGCAACGCGAGCTTTACCCTGTCGGCACGGCTACGCGCGTGTTTAAATTGCCGCTTGGGTATTACACACTGTCGCTTGTTCCTTTTGATCTTCGCTCGGTTACGTCAATTACGTTTCATGCTGACGAAACGAGCCTTGTTCTTACTGCCGCTGATTATCAAACGCAACCAATTACGAATCATGACGGCATGTTTTCAGCAGTTCAGTTTAGTAATCAAGAAGCAAACCTGTGGAACAGCGACTCAGCCAGGTACTTCGGTTACTCGAGGGTAACAATCGTTGGCACGTGGGGGCCAGCCGCAATTCCCGTTGACGTCAAGCAAGCGTGCGTTGTCTCAGTGGCCGCAGCCTTGCGCCGCGATGTCGTCAACCTTGACCTGGGTGATGTGCTTAGTGATCCGCGTGAGCTTGGGCCCGATCGCCCAACGAACTACGCGCTGCCGGCCGCCGCGCTCAGGTTGCTGAGCCCTTACCGCCGTGTTGGGCTGTTGTGACGACCGCGACGTATAAGAGCACTGCGCCAGCGTTCAAAGCAGCTCTCTACACCGCCCTAGCCGCTAACACTGACCTCGCTGATGTAACGGTGTCTTATGGCGCACCAATCACGGGGCCGCGCGAGTTTATTGCCCTGAGCGACATTAGTGGGTCGCAAGAGTTCGCAGCATTAGGGAAGCTGACGAAGGAAGAAACCTACACGCTTGACGTTTACGTGAGTGTTGTTAGGGAAGGCAATCAGCAGCAGGTTTGCACCGAGCGATGCTTCGCTATTGCCGCTGAGCTCGAGGACTACCTGCGCGCAAATCCGACCGTCAATAACACGGTGCGTATCGCGCAGCTCAGCACACCTTTCACGCTCGAGGAGTTTGCGGGCGACACGGCAAGGCAATCAATTCTCACGCTTGGCGTTGAGGCAGCAGCAAGGATCTAATGAAACTTAAATACGTTGGGCCGCAGTCACAAATCTACATTCCGCATCATGACGTGGAGTTTGAAGTGGAGCGCGACGGCATCGTTGACGTGCCGGCCGAGCTTGCAACAGAGCTACTAAAGCGACCTGACTTTGAGGCCGCGCAACCAAAGAAAAAGGCCGTGAAGGCCACTAAGGAGACTAAGTAATGGCTATCAGGTCAGGACTCGCAGCACAAATTGGCATTGGTGTTGAATCAACGGTCGGTACCGCTGCAACGCCTACACGTTTTTATGAGTTTAATGATGAGTCGATCGCAATGACGATTGAGCGCATTGAATCTGAGGGACTTCGCACAGGCAATCGTGTGCTTCGAAGCGATCGTTACGCATCAGGTCAAAAAGCCATTGAAGGTTCGTTCTCAATGGACATGACCGCTGACAACACGGCGATTTTGTTTAAGCACGCCCTGGGTGCTGTTGCAACCACGGGAACGTATCTGCACACGTGTACGATGAGCGATCCGTTTGGGCTCGGCTTGACAATCGAGGTTGGTCGGCCAGGTAACGATGGAACGGTTCGCGCGTTCACGTATGCCGGCTGCAAGATCAACACGCTTGACCTGTCGGTCAGTGTTGGTGAGCTGCTGAATGCTGAGTTTGGCATCATTGGCACGACCGCTGAAACCATTGGTTCCGTCACGGCAGCGTCTTACGGCTCGAGCCTTGAGTTGCTGCACTTCGCTGGCGCCGCGGTCACTGTTGCTGGCACCGCGTATCCGTGTAAGGAATTCAGCTTGTCGGTCAACAACGGTTTGACTGGTGACCGCTTTGTGCTTGGTTCGCAGGTTGCGCAGCAGCCTATTGCTTCAAGCATGGCTGAGGTTACCGGCTCACTCGTTGCTGAGTTCGTTGACGCAACGGCTTACAACCGTGTTGTGAACGCGACGCACGCAGCGATTGTTGCGACGTTCACTGATTCAACGGGTGATTCAATCACGGTCACCGTTCCTGTTGCCCGCTTTGATGGTGATACGCCGTCGGTTGGTGGGCCGGACATCCTTGATCAGACCTTGAACTTCAAGGGCTTGTTCAATGGCACTGATTCGCCTGTGACGATTGCTGTTGCGAATGGTGACAGCGCGCCGTAATGGCTGATCAAGTCATTCTGTTTCAGGACTTCACGAAGATCCGTAAAGGCCTAAGAGCGCTTGACAGTGGTTTGGACAGAGAGCTCAAGAGTGGGCTGAAGGTAATTGCCGCGAAGGTTGTTACAAAGGCTCAGTCTGAAGCGACACGCAAAGGGCTTGTCGATACTGGCGAGCTGGTGCGCAGGATTGCGCCGAGCGTCACGCAAAAAAGCGTTGACATTGTTGCGAAAGCAAAGCGTCCTGCAAGTAACGGGTCGCGTGGTCGTAGCCGCTACGCCGGCAAACCGTTCTCTTACCCTGCCGTCTATGAGTACGGCGGCCGCGGCATGGTCAACGCGACGGGTCCGCGGGCGTTCTTGCGTCCTGGCTTGCAAAAAGCAGGACCGCAGATCGCTCAAGAGTTGCAGGATGTAATTAAGTCAACGGTCAGCAAAGCTGGCTTCAAATAGGGGGTTGAGATGGAAATTAAGTGTCCTGCAGGAACGTTTGCCGTGCCTGATGAGTTTACGTTGCGTGAGATGCGCACGATTAAGCAGCTGACGGGCTTGTTGCCTGGTCAGATCGAGGAAGCGCTCGATCAAGGCGACCTTGACATTGTGCTCGCGTTGGTGATTGTTAGTGCTGCCAGAGCGGGTAAAGCGTTGACTGAGGAAACCGCGCTCGATTGGACGTTGAGTGAGATTGAGTTTGTTGATGAGCCCGCGGCACCTAAGAAGAAGGTTGCGGACCCTACGAGTGCCTAACTGCTCGTCACTTGTGGACGCCGAGCGTTGCTCGCGTTTATGGGGTTAGGCCGTGGGAAATGGATGACTTGTTGTTGAGTGAGCTGCATGACATGGCCGTTGATTTGAAACGCATCGGGAAGGAACGCAATGGCTAGACAACAAGAAGCACGTTTGAAACTCATTGCTGACGAAGCTAGTTACGTTGCTGGCGTCAAGCGTGCCATTGCGTCAACTGACAAGTTCAATCGTTCTACCAAGCGTGTTAATCGCAATCCGTTTAGAAGCGTTACGCGGTCGGTTGCTGGTTTGGCTGGCGCGTACATTGGCGCCCAGGGCTTGATTACGGTCATTCAGGGTTCGGTTCGTGAGCAGCAGGAAAGCATTAAGGTTGGCCGGCAAACGAATGCGGTGCTCAAGTCAACGAAGGGCGCTGCAGGCCTGACAGCTAAAGCCGTTGGCGATCTTGCGCAGGCGTTGAGTGAGAAGACTGCGGTTGATGATGAGGCCATTCAGTCGGCCGAGAACCTGCTGCTGACGTTCACGAAGATTGGTAAGGACACGTTCCCTGCCGCTACCGCCGCTGTGCTTGATTTGAGTGCTGCTACGGGCACAAGTTTGAAGGGCGCAAGCATTCAGGTTGGTAAGGCGCTGCAGGACCCTATTCGGGGCATTACGGCGCTAAGGCGTGTCGGCGTGAACTTCAGTGCTGACCAAACCGAGGTCATTAAGAAGCTCGTTGAGACAGGTAAGACGGCTGACGCGCAGAAACTTATTTTGAAGGAGCTTGCAACCGAGTTTGGTGGGTCGGCGGCCGCGCAGGCAACACCACTTGACAGGTTGCGTGTCACGTACCAAAACCTGCTTGAGACAATCGGCGGGTACTTGGTGCCTGTTTTGAATCGCGGCGCAATTGCCATAATGGGCTTTGTCGAGGGTCTGCGTGCTGGCACTGGTGTTGGTGGCGTGTTCCGCGACAACATTAAGGGCATTGCGTTGGCGCTTTCTGGTTTGGTTGCTGTGCTTGCTGCCGGTAAGATTGCGGGCTCGTTGACAAGCATTGGGAGCTTGCTTGCCGCCGTGTTTAGCAATCCTTATACTGCTGCGATTGCTGCGGTTGCCATTGGCATTGCTGCCGTTGGTGCAGCGTTCTTTTTGGCTTATAAGCGCAGCGCGTCGTTGCAAAGGCTTGTTGCTCAGATTGGTGCGACTGTTGGCCCGATCTTTAAGAGTGTTGGTGACGCGGCGAAGCGTGAGTTGCCAGCGGCGCTTGCTGCCGCCGGCCGTGTTGCCCGCTCAATCTCACGGTTGTTTGTTGCGTTGAAGCCGGTCCTTGTGCCGCTGTTTAAGGCTATTGCGTTTGCGATCGTTGCGTCATTGCGATTGGTTGGGCCGGTTTTGACGTTTGTGTCGCAGCGCGTCAACGCGCTTACGGGTGCTTCTCGGGCTTTGCTTGGCGCTGCGCGTTCATCGTTTAAGGGTGTTGGGTCTGCAGCTAAGACGATGCGTGACATTGTTGTTTCGGCGTTTAATGCAGCAAAGAATAC